GTGCGAGCAGGCTTGGCTGTTGTTCTGGTTGCTGCGCTGATTCCTTTGGCTGCGTATTCCCTGCGCGTATTTCTGCAACCCTTGCTTTTAGAGAAGGGTCGTCTGGCCTGACATCATCAGGAATATTATTGATAGTAATGCCGTCTTTGGTCGTGATCGAATATGGCATTAGTAGTCTACCTCTACGGTTTTTTCACCGCCGGCATAGAAGATATTTTTAGAATTCAGACCATATCCGCTAGAGATTCGCTCAAGGCCAGAGCGCACATTTTGTTCCTCTTTCTTTGCAGCGCCATACAAATCAGTCGCCTGATTCTTGAATGATGCGCGCTGTGCAGGAGAAAGCCGCTCACCCTTGAGCGCCCTGTTGTAGGCATTAAGCACACGCTCGGGTACGCCAGCAGCATTCTGTGCTGTGGCAAATTCTCCTTCACGCACAACGGAGCCTGGGTCTAGCATCTTCATGTAGCCGAAGATCAGAGACAAGTCTCCGACTGCGGAATCTTGAGATGCATTGATTCTGTCATAGGCCGACTTAACCTCTCGGAATGTCTTTGTCTGATCGTTGTATTCCTTTCGCAGCTTGTACTCAGCATCAAGTTTCTGCGCCGGGTCAATGCCACCAGATGCCTTTAATGCCTCAAGTTGAATGGCAGTCTTTTCGGCCTCAATACCAAGCAGCTTTGTTTCGGCCTTAACCTTTGCGCGCTGCGCATTCGATAACTTCAATTCCTCGGCAAGGCGATCAGCCTCTACCTTTGCTTGCTCGCTCTTTATGCGTGTTTCTTCTGCAATCCTTGCGGCTGTAGCCTTTGTTTCTTCTGCCTGCGCCTCTACTCCGAGAATTTCAGCCGGCGCCTTCTGCACTCCAATCAGCGACTCCAATGCCTTGCGCCCTGCCTCGGTGCCAGTCGTTGGCACCAGCGCAGTAAGCGCAGCAAAGCGCGGATTCTGTTCCGCTGTCTTTGCATAGGTTTCATATTGCACGGCAAGCTTTTCATTGCCAACATTGCGAGCTCCGGCTGCGGCTTCGTTCAACATATCAATGCCGACCTTTGGCGTATCTGACAGCAGGGCCGATGCAATCTGCGTCACCTGTGACAGCGACTTGCTAGCCTTGTCCTCGCCAAGCGCCGACCAGCCTTCACGCACGCTCTTGGCCTGTTCTGGCGGCATCATGGCAGACAGACGGAGCACACCATCCGCAGTCGGATTCGACAGGAAGCCATTCACTTCCTGCTGCATCATCTTCTGGCGTTCAAGCTCTGCCTGTTTCTGCTGCATGGCCAATGCTTGTTCCTGCTGCTGCTGATGAATCTGCGCGAGGTTGACGCCAAGCTGCAACCCTTGAGTCGCTGCCTCAAACGGATTCTGTACTTGGATGCGATAGTCGAACGGTTGGCCAGCCATATTAGTACCTCAGAAAATAGATCGCAGGTTGCCGTCTTTGACGCCATACCCTATGTATGTTCCGAGAGCCTGAGCAGGTGCATTCCATAGATCTCCATATGCCTGACCCTTCGCCAGCGCTGCACCAGCCTGAGCCTGACCAATGTTGCCAAGCTGCTGGCTGATACCCTGCGCTGTCTTCATTCCGGCAGTTCCTTGCATGGCAGCCGACTGCTGGCCCAGTGCAGTCAGTCCGCCAAGATTCTGGTAGCGCTGCTGGATTAGCTGGTTGACCATCTGCGGTCTGAACTGTGCGAGTGCTGCTTGAGTATTCCCGCCACGGAGTCCGCCGGTTGCTGATGCGTTTTGCAAGAGTGCATTCTCGCCTTGCGCCATGAGCGTGCTCAATTCAGGCTGCGCCAAGATGTTGGCATATGCGTCCTGCATGGCCTGATTGCCACCGAGTCCTAGCAATGCCTGCTGTTGCGCCAATGCTGGGGAACCAGCCTCAACGTATGGCTTCAGCAGTTGCTGGATGGCGTCAAATTGACGACGTTGCTCGGCAATTGATGCGTCAGCGGCGCGGGATTGTGCGGATGCGGCATCTTCAGCGGCATTGCCTTGTGCAAGTGCCCCGCCAACGCTGCCGAGAATGGATGTGCCGCCAGCCACTAGGCCAGTAATCGGATCAGGCATGATCGAACTCCTTCAGATAATCGTCCAGCTTCTCGCCGTACATGGCCATGACGTGATGAGCGCACGATTGCGCTACTTGCCGGCCGTGGCATAGCTGAACAACCATTAAAACAATGTCATAGAAACCAGCACGCCAGACGAATGACATGGCGTCGGCATGGCCATCACGCTCTGCGCGGTCGGATGCCTGCCACTTCAAGATATTGACGGCCAGCAGAGGCACAAGATGCCCAGCATTGGCAGAAAAAAACGGATTCTGGTAGAAGCCAGCCAGCGAATCCCAAATGGCAGCATCTAGGTCGGCGCGTGATACGGGGTCGCCGTCTGCAACGTCGTCAAATACTTGGATGACGTTGTACAGCGAGACAAGCCAGTCGATAGCCGGTTGCGGGAGGCTGAATACTTCTTGCAGATTAGCTTTCAGCCAGTCGGCCATGAACTCCATCCTCGATGGGTATCATGCGCCGCTGGCTGCGCTAATATGTCTCAGCTATCGGATATGGTATAGCAATAGCAAGTGGCTATCAAGTAACTTCACGGCCAGAGGCGGCAATGGTCAGGGCCGAAGCCGTCCCCGCAACCGTCTGGATGAAGTAGTTGGCCTCGATGATCTGGCCGACAAGTTCGGGGCAGAGATACGTCTCGCCGGGAGCGATAGACTTGGCGGACACGATGGTATTCCCTGCCGTCGGGCTGCCTGCCGGGGCGATAATGTACGCCGTGAACGTGGCAGCCGTGCCGGTCGTATTGGTCACCGTGAACTTGTCCACGATAGTCGTGCAGTTTACCGCTGTGTATTGCGTGGTGGCAGTGGCTTCGGCTTGCTTGGCCGGGATGATGTTCTGTAGCGTAACGGCCATATCAGTCTCCGATGTCGTTTGTTACCGTCAGTATCACAGACGGAATGTCAGGGTGCACGGCGGTTGCCGCAAAGGTAGCAATCTGTACGTCAACCGAGTCTGATTCGTAGCACAGTTCGAAGTGATCGCCCTTGTTCATCTGTAGGATGAAGTTCCAAGCGGCCACGACTTCAGCATCATTACCCTGAATTCTTATGCGGGAGCATGACCAAGGCACGTCGACGTGATTCACCCGCGCCCAGATATTGACGATAGCCAGTCCGCCACTAGCCTTGTCGAGCTGTAGCGAGAACTGAAAGTCATAGATACCGCCTTCATCGACGTAGACGCACGATGACTTTGCCGCCGTGATTGTCGTGCTGGCTGCCACTTGCGACAGGTCAACTACATACGTCCCCGTTCCGCCTGACCCGCTGCCATAGGCGACAATGCGCGTCCCTGCCGTGACTCCGGTTCCGCTAATCGTCTGGCCGGGAATGATTGCACCAGACGTGACAGCGGTCACTGTCATGGTTGTGCCGGATATGTCTGCCGTGAAAACAGCATTGTCCGGCTGAATAATGACGCCTTGACTTAGGTCGGTCGAATCCATGTTGACGACATAGGCGACATTGATCGCCCCGACAGTTTGCGTCGTCGTGTCGTAAAACGAGCCGTACCGCTTGCGCTTGTCTGGTATCCGTGGCGGCACCATAGCCAACCCATCGACAGCCTTGGCCAATTCCGACAGCGAGGCGGAAATCTGCGCCGTTCTGGCCGTCTCTGCCGCCGTATTGATGTCGTCCTCTGACTGCGCGTCCTCTGCTTCCGTCATGCGGACAGCCAGCGCCGCCAGCGACTGCTGAATCGCCGTGATATTCGTGCTATCGCCGTCGGTCAGGTCGAATAGCTGCTCGAATGCGCGTATAAGCTCTTGCGTCGGCAGGAACTTTGCAAGCTGGTCGCGGGTCGGCTTCTTAAGCATACAGCGCCTCTATCTGCGCCTCTAACCGCGTGATGCTGATATGCGCCTCGCTGGTGCCACGGAATCGCTGGATTCTCCATTGCCGTAGGATTCCCTGCTGTAGCCATGCAATGCGCCGTGTGCGCTCGCCGTACTTTCCGGCAGGGCGTGACTTCTCCATGCTCCACGTCTCGCCGTCCGTGCTGTAGGAAGTCCAGACGACAGGATCGCCGTTAAGCCGTCCGGTCAGGCTGACCAATTCCAATTCATGCACGACAGCGCCGCGCCCTTCGTTATAGATGATCGGCGTGTTCACTTCCCAGCCGGTCATGTCTCCGTAGTGGGTCGACAGCGTGTCGGTCAGGTAGCCGTACTTTGCGCTAGTCGGGTCGCCGACAATCCAGCGGCCATAGCAGTACACCAGATTGCGAGCACGGTATTGCTCGAAGCCGGAGACGGCAGACGACAGGATATGCCATGCCGGCTGGCCTAGCTCTTTGCTGGAATTCAAGTCATACACAAGCGTCCGGTCAGGCAGATGAATGTACAGCATCATGTGCCCGTTTTCCGTCCGTGCTTCGGTAAGAATGGCGCTAAGTTGCGCGTCGGTCAGGTCGGCCAGAATCAGGTCGATTTCCCGCGTGGCGATGCGCTGTGTCTGGCCATTGGCCCCGATGTATACGCTCACCGCCTCGTTGCGACCGCCGCCCACAAACGCGATGGCGTCAGCGAACAGGCAGCAGGCGTGTGTCCCGACCGTGCCTTTCTGAATCTGTGCGCCTTCAATCCGCTGAAATGGGAAGAACTCACCGCCCACGTTATCGAACGCCTCGATTGTGTAGCGATTCAGCGCGTGCGGCTCATTGCGGAGTTTTAGCACGGCTTTGATAGGGTCGGGGTCGGCTTCGGATGACCCGTACTTGAGCGGATTGACAGCCAGCGGGTCAGTCAATTCCGTGACAACCAGGTACTGACCATCGGTCGTCATGAAGTAGCCGTCGACCCAGATCACGTCGAGGACTGTACCCATGTCGACATCAGTCACAATTTGAAGGGCGCTGCCCGTCCAGTAATACAGCACGCCATCCGCCGCAATGGCGAGGCGGTCGAATGAGTAATCTAGCGTGACTTGACCACTGCCCGGAATGTCAGCCAACAATGTATAGGTGCCGTCCGACTCTACCCGCAGCAGCTTGGTGCCCATGACGCGGTAACAGGCATCATTCCAGTTGATTGCGCCGCGGTCGATACCTGGGCCGCTGCCGTACTCGACAATCCCATCTGCCGGCTTGAGATAGCCAGCGCTGATTCCGTTCGCAACAGGAACGGGAACCATGTTTACAGGATAGGCGACTCGAAAGTCGCCCACGTTGCTGGTGTAGATGCCCTGTACGATAGGGACTTGCATGTTAGCCTACCCGATACCAGACGCCGGTCGTACCTTCAAAGCGCAGACGGAAGAAGTCGTTGGCTGAGAGAGTGGCTGGCTCTCCGGTTACCGTATTGCCATTGCCGTCGACAGTCAGCGTGGTGACAGCCTGCGTGCAATTGCAGAGGAATTCGTCGCCGTCGGCTGGCGTGGCCGGTAACACAATCGTCCCTGCCGCATAGCCAGCAACCGGGGTCAGCACAAGCCAGATACTGCCATCGCCAACTGTCACGCTGAACCCAGTGGCAGACGGTGCGGCAAACTGCGTCCCAAATCCGTCTGTCGTATCTTGCAGATTTGCTTGCACATAACTCAAGATGTCGGAGCCGCTAACCTTGCGGGTTCCGCCGTTGCTGGAATCCCAAATAGGAACCTGATCTGCACTTTCAAACGAGCCTGCGCCAGTCAGTTGATTGATGTCAGTCATTCTGTGAACTCCAGCGGGTCGTTGCCCGCGCTGATAGCGTCGGCGGATGGCGGCACAAACTGATTGAACTCGCCGGGAATGGATTTCCAGCCGGCACCAATCGGATAGCCAACCGGGATGGCGATGTTCTGCGGATAGGCAGCCATCACCTTGAGCGCATCAAGCCCGCGCTGGTAGGCATACTTTGTGTCAGGGCTGATCTGCTTCCCGTATGACGGGGCCAGACGAATCGCCAAGCCAGCGATAACCGTCTCATATGCGCCGTCAGGAATTCCGCTGTCCTGATCTGGGTCGATATTCGTCGGGTCGGATGCCATGGCATAGCCAATCTGCACGCCCTGCTGATTCAGCCCGGCCATCATGGCGTCGAGCCGCTTGCAGGCCGATGCTGTCTGTTCAGGCGTCAGGTCAAACGCGAACGTAGCTAATCCGGCTTCTTCAAACGCGGATTCGATTAGCTGTCTTTTTGTCCACGGCATCAGATTTCACCTTTAGCGGATGATCGACCCAGCCAGCTTTGAGCATCGCTTCAAGTTCTGCGCCTTCAACGACAGCAGACACGAAACGGATGCCTTCCCATTCTTCGGCTTTCTCGCCGGGTTTCACTGCACGATATACAGCAGCCATTGTATCACCTTAAAGCAGCGAGGGGCCGAAGCCCCCCGCTTATTTCGTCATCAGGTCTGGTTGGCGATAATCAAACCGCACAGCTCAGGCTCAAGGACAGTGGTGGCGTAGGTTGCAGTGAAGCGAGTGCTCACAACGCCGGTCAGGTGGTTGAAGGCATACGACATGATGAGCGGCACACCGTTCTTGCTGGTGGCAGTCATCACCTTCGCGCCCATGTCGGACGGGAAGTTCAGCTTGGCAACGCCCAGTTCCACAGCGCCATCGACCCAGAACGGATTAACCGGCTTGGTGACAGTGTTCAGGAACGTGATGGCAGCGCCGGCAGCAGCCTGCTGGGTGCAGTTTTTGTACGGGCCAGTGATGATGATCTTCGGAGAAATCACCAGATTGGCAGTACCGCCACCAGAGATAACACGGAACACCTGCAACTGGCCAGTGTCGTCCTTGGTAATGTGGTGCACGCTGTTCACAGCCGAAGCGCCAGAACCGATAGTGAAGCAGTCGCCATCCTTGATGTTGGCGATGTTCGCGCCAGCAACAACGAGGGTGCCGATACGGTTATCGGTCGGGACATCGCCAGTCATTGCCGTCACCGTGTGGCTGGTGTTGGCGTTAACAGTGGTGGAGGTCACAGTGCCGATGGCTGCGAGGTTGTACAGGTTGTCCGAGCGGAAGGCTTGGAAGCCAGCGATGTCGGGAACCTTCGAACGCTCGTAAGCATCCAGCGACGTGTTGCCGAGGTAGGCGCGGTTGCCGAGATCCTTCGCCACGTCCTTGTAATCGAACGGGTTGAGAACCAGCTTGCGAGCGGCACCCATACGCATGCCCTTAGACAGCAGGACGGCTTCGGCAGTGGCAGCATCATCCCAAGTCAGTGCACCGACTTTCTTGATGATGTTGGTAGAGCGCAGGGCAATCGTGCTGTACAGATCAGAGTCGATCTTGGCAGCGAGCGACTGGCCAGCAGCCTTGCCGGATTCCTTCATGTGCTCAGGGTCGCGCAGCTCCTTCGCATCCAGATCATAGCGGACGTTTTCCGGGGTACGGAAAGAGGCCGGCACGAAACGCTGGATAACGTCGGTCGGCGAGCCGCCAGAAATGTCCAGACCCGACTGGGTGGCCATCTGGTAGTCCTGCGGGCGGTAGTACACGTCAGCCGAACGCTGCATGGCAACGTCACTGGCGCGGTACTTCTTCACTTCCATGGACAGCGTGCAAGCTGCATCGAAGCCTTCAACATATTCCCCGAACAGGAGTTCGAGGTCTTTTGCAATAGAGTTACTCATGTGTCACCTCAAGATTTGATTTTGCGCTTGGCGGCGAAATATTCGTCCCAATCGCCGGTCTGTTGTGCCTTGGCTTTCAGGCGGTCAAGGTTTGAGCCTGTCACCGCTGCGGAAATCGAGCCGTTTCCGGCCACAGTTTTCTCAGGCGGTGGTGCTTTACGATTGGACACCTTCAATTCTTTCTCCAGTTTCGCAACCGCAAAGGCGAACTTCACGGGGTCATTGATGGCTGCAATTTCCTTTGCCTTGGCCGGGTTCTTTCCGAGCGCGTAAATCAGGAGAGCCGGATTCTCTGCGCCTTGCAGGACGATGCCCTGCTGGGTCACGTTGAACGTCTCTTGCGCGAGCATTTCGGCTTCGTCGTAGTCTTTAACCTTCAACTCCGACTTAGCCTTGTTGTACCCGTCCAGCTTGGCCTGCCATTCTTTCTGCGCGTTTTCCTGTTCGCGCTGAATTTCAGCCTGCCGTGCATCGTGTTCGCGCTTTCGCTCGAACCAGGATGACAACTCTTGCTCATACCGTTCCGCGTCATAGTCGAAATCCTCTAGCGCCGGTTTCTTCCCAAGCTCTGCCGGTTTGGTCTCAGCAGGCGCTTGTACCTTTGCTTTCAGTTCGCCGTTTTCGCGCTTCAGTTCCCTGTACTGCTTACGCAACTCTTTGACCCATTCAGGCGCGGAGTGCACTTCTTCATCTTCGGACGGAGGCGATTCGTCCCCGATACTGACAACGATTTCGTCCACTTCCTCCGCTTCAACTTCGGCTTGCGCTTCCGTCTCCACGGCTTCGGTAACTTCCTCGCCTACAGTCTCGATTTCTGCCTGTTCATCGACCATCGTATACCCCACAAACTCACCCATTAGACCGGCTGGGTGGGTGCCGGATTCTGCTCTGATGGCTGCCGCAATGCGTCGGCAACCTTCATCAATTCTTCTCTGTCGTCTCTGTCAATGCCGGCCAGCGTCTCTGCTGTCTGGGCGCGTGTCTTCTCTGCCTGCGCCACGGTCAGCACGGTATCAGCGCGAGCCTTGGCTGCCTTTGCTTCGGCTTCCTGTGATGCGGCTTGCAGGTACTGCGTCTGCGCATCAGGGCCACGCTGTGCGGCTTCCTGTTGCATGGCGGCGGCTTCTTCATCGGTCGGCTTGACAGCGCCGAGACGGACAAGTTTCTGCCGGAAGAAATCGCGCAAGTCAGATACGCCTTCGCCCTTCATGTTCATCAAGGCAGTGGCAGACAACACTTGCAGCGTCTCGGGGTCTTGCGTCACCTGCATCATGCCGATGATTGACCGAATAGTGGCTTGACGCTTGGAGTCGGACGTAGGGCCAACGTCGACGGCTACGTCGAACTTAGCCTCGCTCAAGTCGTTCTTGTATTCCATCTCGCCATCTTCCATGTATGGCGTCATCAACTCAATTTTGCCGAGGCTTCCGTCTGCCTTCACTCCTTTGAGCTTGCGATTCTTCTCGACGTACACATCACGGGCCATCGACAGCCAGATTTCACCAGCGCGGCGGATGGACTTGGCGAAGTTGGACATGTAGATAAACGACTGCATGTCCAGCCGCTGCTGAATCATTTCTACAGCATCGCCGGAAATATTCGATACTACCTTGTCGGCCTGCTGCTGATTGCCCAAGATGTCCTGCATGTCCTGATCGGTCATCTGAATCAGGGCGGCAACGGCTGGCGGGATTTCCGGGGCTTTCGTGTAGGCGGTCGGGCCGGTCTGCGCAATGCTGCCGTCAATGTTGCGGATGGCATTTGCCAGCAGATACGGATAGTTCTGCACTGGGTCGTCTGCCCACATCTGCGACACGCCAGCCATCTGCTCAGGCGTGAAGATAGGCTTGCTGGTCGGAGAGACGGCGGCAATTTCGCCTAGCTTCGAAAGCTGCATGTTCTTCAGTCGCTGGGCATCCTTCGCCAGACGTACATGACCCATGCAGCGCTCGATATTATCGACGAACCAGCGTTTGCCATAGAACGGCACGATGGGGATGCAGTTGCCAGCAATATAGCCGCAGTCCTCAAGGACGTGCGAGCCAGAGATCAGGTACTTCCTGACCTTCTTGCGCTTTACCTTGCGGCTGCCGGTTTCAGTCCAGCCGGTGGCCAGCAATACGGATTCGAGGTTTTCGTCATTGGCGAAATCAGTCTCGCTGTATCGTTCTTCCTCGCCGGTAATCGACTCAAAGATGCGGATAGTCTCTGACTTTTCCTCGACACGATAGTATTCGGCAATGAAAGCGACATCAGGGCCGAACCAATCAAACTCAGACAGGGAAACGGTCTTTTCGATACTTGTCGGACACTCGCCGTATTCAGCCTCATAGACTTCTTTGGTCATGCTAGACAGCACAAAGCAGCGCTTTGCATCGGCCTTGTCCTGGCGCTTGGCATTCAGGTCGAAGAATACGGACGAATCAGCGTCAAAGATTGGTTCAATACGGATGCGCTGCTTGTCGTTTTCTTCGTCCTCGTCGTCCTCATAGACATTGCGGAGGCGGAACGCACCAAAGCCGCCAGCTACGCCTTCCTCGAAGGCATTGTCATAGGCTTCCTCTGCGCCGCTGTCCTGCTCATCGGCTCGGTACAGATCGTCACATACTTCGGCCAGCTCGTCGTATTCCTCACCTTCCTTGCTGACATAATCGACTGTAATCCGATTATTCCGGTATTCAGAGATGATACGGTTAACGGCTTGGTGAACCTTGTTGAACTCGAATTTAAGGCGATTCTCGAACTGCTCGCCCAATGCGCCTTCCCATTGCGCGCCGGCAATTGAGTAGAACCGACGATCTTGCAGGCACTCAAGGCGAATATCACGGACAGCCGACTGGATGGCGTCGAACTCCGCCATAGCCTCAGCATGGATAGCTTGAAGTCGGGCTTCTCTGGTAGGACGCGCCATAGTGAACACCTATAGGTTTGCGTCAGTATAATAGATTATCGCAATCGTGCAAATGGCTGATTTAGCGGCAGGGGAATGCTTGCCGCTGGCTGTGCGATGGCCGGGAAACTCTGAACTAGTCCAATTGCATCAAACATTGGGTCAAGTTGGTCGTCATGCGCGCCAGCCGGGAAGCTCTCGCACTCCGCCAGGAAGTCGGACAGCCATGGCGCATCCTGCGGCAACAGGACATTGCCCGACTCAATGAACGGGGCCGCGTCATAGCCTCGGCTTATCTTGTCCTTGTTGCGCTGAACCGGCAGAACGGGGATGCCTTCGCGCCGTAGCGTCTGGACTAGTCCGGTGCCTGATGCCTTATCTTCGACAAACATGCCGCGTAGCTGGCCCTTGGCTAGATGCTTCATCCAGAATGCGCGCGTCTGTACCACTAGGTCAGGGGCTTCCCACTTGCCGCGTAGCTGGTCGATCAGCACGGCCTGCCCCGTTACCGACCTACCCCAGCATTGCAGTACGCTGTAGTCATTCTGCTCGGCTGTTTTCTGTGCCGTATCCGCCGTGATGAACCTGAATTCCATGGGCTGCTCGGCAGTCCAGTACCGGAGCCACGCCGTATTGATGAGTCCGCCACCACGCGGGGCCGGTCGCTGCTGTAGCTGGCCAGCCGCGCCATAGCTGCCGAGGGTCGTCTCTAGTTCGCGCACCTGGGCTTCGCTGAACCGCTCCGGGAACATCAATTCGCCTTCTTCCGTCCGTGGATCTTCCCATCCGATAGCCGTCCGGCACTTCCTGTCAGGCTCAAAGCGCATCGGGATGGATAGGTGAACGTAGGGCAAGCCCATCTTGAGAATCACGCCGGATACATCAGCCTCGTTCAAGCGCTGCATGATGACGACAATGGCCGACTTGTCAGAGTTGACGCGGGTCGGCAGGGTTTCTGTGAAAGCAAGTCGGGCGGCTTCCAGCTTGGCCGCGCTGTTGGCGTTGTCGGCTGATATGGGGTCGTCCAGTATCACGCGGTCACCACGCACGCCAGTCATAGACGTGAAGGCGCGCGCCTGCCGGATACCCTTAGCGGTGTTGCCGAACTCACGTTTTCCATCAAGGTCAGATGCCAGCTTGACCGGCCACAGGGATTGATACCACTCGGATTTAATCAGGTCACGACAGCGGCGGCTGTCGCGGATGGCAAGTGTTTCTTCATGAGCGGTGCCGACGAATCGCATTTCCGGCATACCCTTTGGCCCCCACTCCCAAGCAGGCCAGATCACGCCGGTCAGCAGGGATTTCATTGATCCGGGAGGGACGTTCATCAGCAGGCGGGCTATGCGGCCATCCGTCACGGCTTCAAGGTGAAGGCATATAGCATCTAACGCCCATCCCCACTTCAGTTCGGCAGCAGGCTCCAGGACGCGCCATGCACGTTTGGCGAACTCAGCCAGCGAGCGACGGCATAGCTCTCGTTCGACAGCATCAAGGTCAGCTTTGGTTAGATGCATCTTTAGCCGCCACGATTGCAACCAGTACCTCGGTTGGCAGGCCGGAGACGTTAAGCACGGATTCTACGGGGCCGCCGTTCGGGCCTGACACTTCCTGCTGTATGCGGTCGCCGTATTGCTTAGGGAACCACTTTGCCAGCAACTTGAGCCTAGTCTCTACCCTTGCCTTCTGCCATTGCACATGGCCAGCGTCAGTACCGCCTGTAGCGGACGGAGGAGGCATTTCATCAATGATTGCAAGGCACTCATTGGCAATCGCATGGCCACCAACTTCTCTCGCGCGCGCGAAGCGTGTGGAAAAGTCGTCATTAGCTGAAATCCAGTCGTACACCGTACGCCAAGCAATCCCCATGTCTCGACAGATAACCCTAAGCGGCTCTCCGTCAGCAAGTCGCTGGCAGATTGCCTCTGATATATCATCAGAGTATGTTGATTGCCTTCCCATAACGCTCTCACGGCTAACGTGGGTGAGGCTTGATTATGACACTATGCGGCAGAATAAAAAAGCCCGCAGCTACGGGCAACACCGCCGCAGCCCGATAGTCTGCGATGGCAGGGAGTGGTTGTGGGTGCAGGTGCGCGTCCTGCCGCTACTAGGCCACGGCTTGCGCGAACTGAATCGCGCAGTCTATGGCGTTCACGCTCCCACACGGCTGGGCTCTGTTTACGGTAGCTAAACGTTGCGCTCATCGGGATTAAGGTTGTTAGCCGGGATGCTTGCAATCAGAGCCCGCTAGTACACCACTGACCGATTTTATACGCCAGAGCCCATGCGTGTGGGTTGTGGAGTGGCCGGTGCTGATCTCCGGCTTGAGGAAGGTTCCTCCGGTGCAAGCCCTAATTGCCTGCCCATGTTCACTTGCGATAAGCGTGTCCAGTACGCATCAGCCTGCGCATTCACCCCACAAGGCTACCGGCTCTATCCTGAAAGATGCCCCGCTCTAAGAGTGGGTGAACCGGTAGGCTTGTGTCCTCTCTAAGGTGCCGTCCTTGGCAGGGAGAGGAACTCAGTTTAACACATGCCGTCCGTGGCGGGTGGTTGGTGGTTAGATGCTGGACAGGAAAGACTCCATGTCTTCATATCCGCCGACGAACCACACTTTATTTACGCCATCGAAACGGAAGCCGGCAGCCTTGAGAGCGTCCTTGAGAGCGAACGTGTTTCCGCGAACAGCGACACGGAAACGCGGGAACTCCTTGTTGCCTTCGATTTCGCCAACTTCAATTCCGATGGATTCGGCTTTCTGGTTAAGCTCAACTGCTCGTCCGGCCAGTGGTTTAATAAACATCTTCTCTCTCCCCCGCGACACCATGTCGCTTCCGATGTGGTAATCCTCTCGCAATCCGGCCCCGCTGTAAACTACCGTTCGTCGGATTCCGCCTCGCATGAACCGGCACCAGCACAGCACCGATTCTCCGCATGGCATCCGGCATACACTATCCCCATCCGGCTGGCTGATATGGCCAGCGTTAGCGTCTGCCTCACCGATTCCTGGTAGAGCCATCTGACTCCGTGACTCTCCACCCACTCCGGCAGACTGGCTACGGCTTGAGGCCACTCGGAGCGGGGGATTGTCGTCCATATTCGGTAGGCTTCCTGGTGCGGGGTTATGGCTGCTTGTCCGGCCGTGCGGCGAGCATATCAGCCCACACCTTGCGCGCAGCTTCGTTGTAATTCATCCCTAAACAGCCTGCCGCCTCGATTCCTGCCCATGCCTCTGCCTGCATCTTCGGCGTCGGCTCCACCGGCACAGCCACGAATCCCGGCGGCAGGGCGGCGGCGGGGATGGAGTTGGATGGCTGGATGATTAGCTTATGCTGGCTCCACCCGTCTGGCAGCTCTCCAGTATTGTCGTGGAATGTCAGGCTTTTCCCACCATCCTCGTGCAGCAGCACAAACCCCACCGCCTCCCCAATCACCGGAACCTGCGCGGCTTCGGCAAGGGCGGCGCGGATGGCTTTCTCCATGTCGGGGACGCGGGTTCCGCATGTGCCGCTCCAGTACTCCATGGCAATCTGCCTGATTCTCTCATCGCTCAACATAATCACTCTCCCATCAAGTCAGCCGATTCTACACTGTCCGAAGCGCGGCGGATTGCCGTTTGTCGGTTTTGCGAGTTATCCACAGGTAGTGACCAACTGTGACCAACTCAAAAATAGTTGGTCATCGCTGAAACCCGCGCCACGCCTGCGTTTCAGCGATTTAGTGACCAACTGTGACCAACTTTTCCATATAGACCTTACGCGCATACTTATCCACAATTTTCTATTTTTATAGTTTTACTACTAATAGTTGGTCATGTTGGTCATTATTAAGAGAATACTTATAGAAAACAACAACTTAACGAGTGACCAACTCAGTGACCAACTGTGACCAACTGTGACCAACTCTTGAGTTATCCACAGGCAGCCAGTGGTCATACCAATTTAGAACCGCGCAACAGCCGCCGGACAAAGCAACATCCGGCCTCCGCCAGACCGCTTTTCTTTGTCGCCGTTGTGCTGCCGGATGACGGCGGACGCCTTGTTAAGGTCGTGTTTTGACGGCCTGTCCATGCCCACTTCCTTCAGGACATCGGTCGTGGTTGCCCATCGCCAGGTCGCCACAGGGTCCTCCCATGACAGCCGCGAGAGAATCATCTCCTCGACTGGGTCAATGACCGTGAACTCGCTGTTCTGCCCGTTCAGGGCGTCCATCTCGGACGGCGTCAGGTAGATAGACTCGCCAGCCAGGTACAGCGCATAGGCTTCGGCCCATACCTGCTGCATGTCCAGATCATGCGAGTGATCCAGCCGCGTGACCGGAACCGTCCAGAATCGACGATTGCCGGTCGGGTCATGCAGGAACTCACGCGGGTTCACGCTGGCAAAGAAAACCGTCCGTCTGGCGAAGTGCGATTCCTTGCGGGCATAGGCGCGGCGGAGCACGTCGGAATCGTTCGTAATAAAGGATTTCAGGGCGGCAATGTCCGACTTGCGGAACGTGGCGTCAAGCTCGCCAAGCTCGACCAGCCAGAACGAGCAGACCTGTTTAACGCTGTCCTTGTCGTCAGGCCGTAGAAGCATCCCGTCCTTGAGTAGCCCCAGTTCAGCCGGTATCAGTTGCTTGAACCACTTGGTTTTGCCTAGGTACTGATCGCCCTGGAACGTCAACACACCATGCGCTGACACGCCTGTCGGATTGAACGCAGCCGCGCAGGCCGACACCATCCATCGGCGCATCAGGGTTTCCTTCAAGGCGTTATCTCCGGACGTAGTAACAGTGTCGAACAGGGATTGCAGCCGTGGAATGCCATCCCACGGGCGCGACTGAATCCACTCGGCCACCGGGTTATACAGGTTCTGGTCTGATAGGTATGTAAGGAAGTCGCCCAGTTTATCTGTCGGGAAGTCGAACAGGCTGCATTCCGACATCAGCCACGCGAACGACGCATTGGCCTGGTTGTCGATGCTGAACGATTGCGCCGGAATCAGGATTTCTTCTTCCTTCTTGATGACGTTGTACCGGATAGTCACGCCTAGCCTGTTGCAGATTTCGGACAGGTTCGCAATATGCTTGAGCGGCTTGCCCTTGTCGGTACAGAACGGCAGCGGGGTCAGGTTATCGGCGCGGATGGTCGGGACGGGTGCCGGCTCAAGCGCTTGCAGCGTCTGCTCTGCGGCCTGTAGTTTCTGCCGGATTCCCTCGAAATAGGCCGCATCCGACGGCGACAGGAATGGCTCCTGTTCAGCGAATAGAAGCGCGAACTCGGCGTCCTTCTTGGCCTGTGTTGCAGATTTTTTTGCATATTCGATTTTGGCAGACGTATCCAGCTTGCCGGGAAATATGTCTTTCCAGTCCAGCCCGACGGATTGCAGCACGTCATGGGCAGAGCATCCGCCAAAGCAATGCAACAGGACGCGCCCGTCGTCGCCCTCGGATATCGACAGCGACGGACTACGGTCGTCGTGTGCTGGGCATCGTGCCATCCAGCCGTGTCCGTTCTTGCGCGGACGGTCAAGCCGGTCTAAAACAACCTGAATCATGCTCATAAAATATCCCTTGTCTTGGGTGTCAATGGGAGCGGCAACGAGTGACAAGCTCGCTTTCGGATGCCTCCTAGCCGCGCAGTAAGGCTATCGCATCGTCAACCGAACGCGCAATGCCGGCGATGCCGCCTTTCCGACGGATAGCATCTATAAACTGCTGCTGCTCAGGTCGGACGCGGCCCGTTTTCGTTTTGATTTCCACAGCCAGAAACCGGCCATCCGGCGTTATGCCGATCAGGTCAGACGACCCGACGCACAGCCCGAACCGGATGGGAATGCCTGCCTCGTTTTTCAGAACCCCGCAATTATTGCGCCAGATCAGGCAGCCGGCTTCGGACAGCGCGACCATGATTAAGCGCTGGGTGTTAGCCTCTGACATGATGTAGCGCCTCCCGTGCATGAACGTAATCAGCGGCAGACGGCGTGCGTCCAGCCCGGCGAGCGTATACGTTAGCCGCCCATCCGTCAGGATTCTTCATCCCACGCCGAACCCCGAGCGCCACCAGATCAGCCAGTGTACGCGCCGCGCCCTGTTCCTTGCGCTGTTCGCGCCGGAATGCCGCAAGGTCGATCTCGGTCAGTTCGCCATCGACGGTAGCAGGCGCATCACGACCCCCGCCAGACACCGGAGCGCCACACGACGGACAGGCAATCGGGCCTGCACGGAAAACGGCATAGCAGGCCGCGCACTGCTTCACGGTAACGGGCGGCTCATCGTCCTGTTTGCTGCGGCGTTTCTGTTTGCTGCCATCCAGTGACCAGTCCCGTTTATCGTCCGGCAGTCCATGCCGCATGAAGTTCGCCACTTGGTCGAGTATCAGGCACTCACGCTTCCCCTGCTCACGCCGCAGCCCGCGCCCGATGGCTTGCAGGTACACAATGAGCGATGCAGTCGGGCGCAGGAATTGCACGACCTCGATACCAGGCACGTCGAGCCCTTCGATACATAGTTGCACCGATGTAACAACCAGCGTCTCGCCAGACCGGAATCGTGTCAGCACAGCGTCACGCTCGGCGTCCGTATGGCTGCCATCGACGTGTTCTGCCGGAATACCTGCCGCCCGGTACTGCTCGCAGACGTGCTGGCTGTGCTTGATGGTCACGCAAAACACCATGCACCGTTTGCCAGCGGCGTACTGCTGATACGCGCGAACGGCGTCACCCGTGATAGTCGGCTTATCGACGGCGGCCTCTAGCTCATCCTGCGCGTAATCGCCGGCTCGCTTGGAAACGCCAGCAAGTGACACGGCAGACGATGGCGCGATGATGCGGTAATCCGACAGATAGCCCGAGTCGATCAGCCAGCGCATAGACGGGCCTTCCACGATTGCGTCGTATACCTCGCCGAGTCCCTTACCGTCTGTCCGTTCTGGCGTCGCTGTCAGGCCGACTACCTTGGCGTCAGGCCATGCGCGGAACAGTTTTAGATACGACGGACTGACCGAGCGATGCGACTCATCCACGATAATCAGGTCTGGCGGCTCCATGCGGTCGATACGATTGGCCACGGTATTGATGACCCCGACGTTAGCCTGAACGCGGCTCATTTGCTTGCCGGCCATGACCATGCCATGCGGAACGCCTGATTTCCAGAACGCCCGAGACGATTGCCGTACCAGCTCGCGCCGATGACACAGGAACAGCACGCGCTTACCGCGTCCGACCGCGCCCCGTATCATCTCAAGGGCCAGAACGGTTTTCCCTGCCCCGGTCGGCGCAACCAACAGGATGCGCTGATGGCCAGCCAGTGATACGCGAGCGTCATGGATCATCTTGGCCTGATAATCCCGAAGTTCAGTCATGCGTTTTTCTCCAGATAGTCAGACAGCCGTGCGACCGTCTCATAGCTGATATTGGTGAACTTGCCAGCCGCCACACGCCGCACGGTATCGTAGGCCAGCCCCGTTTCATCGGCGACGACTGTTAGCCGCCGGTCACGCAGTCGCTCGCGGATTTCGTCTATTTTCAGCATTATTGTAACTCTCCGTTAAGAATAGGTGCGAGTGCTTGCAAATATAACGGCACTCGCTTATAAATAGCAACACCCGGCGAATCAACCGGGCCACATAGGAGCGTTACCCATGGAATACCAGTTAAACGAACTACTGGCCGGCATCCCGAATGCCGACTATCACGCAGCCCCAGGAATCGGCAAGTCTGGCCTCGACCTGATAAACCGAAGCCCCGCACACTTCCGCTATGCGCCATCACGCGAGCCAAGCCGCAGCATGGTACTCGGCAGCGCCACCCATGCGGCCATCCTTGAGCCGGAGACATTCGCCCGCGATTACGTCGTGGTCGATTGTGCCGACAAACGCGCAAGTATCTGGAAGGAAGCTGTCGCCGCACGCGGTGCAGATGCTGTCCTTACCCGCGCCGAAGCCGACCAGATTGCAGGCATGGCCGAGTCCTGCCGTGCGAATCCTGGCATCGCGTCTATTCTGGCAGCAGGCCGCGCCGAACTGTCCCTGTTCGCCACCGACCCAGTGACCGGCGTGCGCGTCAAGATTCGGCCAGACTGGCTGACCGATGCCGGCCAGATTGCCGACCTGAAAACAACGGCAGACGCCAGCGACGAAGGGTTCGGCAAGTCAATCGTGAACTACCGCTACTACGTCCAGCAGGCGTTTTATCAGGACGTGTTTTCGTGGGCGTTTGGTGACGTGCCGGATTTCGTGTTCTTGGTTTGCGAATCAGAAATGCCGCACTGCTCGACGATTGTCCGACTGCCGCACGACGTGTTGCAGTACGGGCGCAAGGTGTACCGCGAGAACCTGAACGCCTACGCCCGCGCCCTAGAGTCCGACGAATGGCATGGCATTCCGAGCGATGAGCATGTCATCATGCTGCCGGGCTGGTTCATCGGCCAGATTGAAAACGAGCAGGAGATTAACGTATGACCAGCATCAATGTGGGCGCGACGATTGCGCCGAAGTCTGACCAGTTGAACGCCGATGATCTGATTGCCGGGCCTATTACTGTGCGCATCGTAAGCGTAGCAGCAAACAGCACTGACAGCGGGCCTATCAGGATTAACATCGAAGGCCGGTTGCCGTACTACCCATGCAAAGGAATGCGCCGCGTTCTGGTCGCCGCATGGGGGGAGGATGGTGCGCCGTATGCTGGCCGGTACATGACGCTGTATCGTGATCCCGAGGTGAAATACGGCGGTATCAAGGTCGGCGGCATCCGTATCAGCCACCTGTCTGACATTGCGTCGGACATGTACATGGCACTGACTGTCACACGCGGCAAGCGCGCCGAGTACAAGGTCTGCAAGCTGGACGCCGTGAAGTATTGGTCGGATGCCGATTTCGCCGAGACGTTGCCCCGTATGCGCGCTGCAATCGCCAGCGGGAAAAGCACGTTTGCGGCTGTCGTGGCGCACGCCGAAAAGACCGCAAAACTCACCGATGAACAGAAACACCTGATCGCAACCACGGAGTAACACAGATGAGCCAGCAATACGATAACAACCTGACCGGCGTGATGTTTGTGAATGACAAGGCAGGAAACGACAAGCGCCCGGATTGGAAAGGCAGCCTCGAAATCGACGGCACTCACTACTGGGTGTCCGGCTGGATTCGCCAGAGCGCACGCGGAGAACTGATTTCCTTGAAGCTGGAAAAGAAGGAACAGCAACAAGCCAGCCGTCCGGCCCCGGCACCAGCAGCGCATCCGTCTAACGGTCACGCTACCGATGGCTTTGAAGATTCTGACTTGCCGTTCTGATGAAACTCTACATTCGCACAGTTGCCGACATTCCCGCCCGTCTGGCATACGCTGCAACCGTCATCGGCCAAATGCTGGCCGGTGGCGCTGTTGTGGTCAGTATCGCCATGCAGTCGCGGAATGAGGAGTAGTCGCGCAAGTTCCACGCCATGTGCGGAGACATTTCGCGGCAGTGCGAGTGGGGAGGAAAGAGGCGGACGCCGGAGCAGTGGAAGTTGCTACTTGTCTCTGGCCACGCGATTGCGACAAAACAGCCAGCGGAGTGCGTACCAGGATTGGAAGGCGAGTTCCTGAACCTACGGGAATCGACGGCAAAGATGGGCATCAAGCGCATGGCTAGTTTGATTGAGTACACGCAAGCCTTCGGCGATGGCGAGGGCGTTAGATGGAGTGTTAGTGATGAGTAATGCAAATGTTCTGATTGGCAAGTATTTCCATTCATTTGATGAAAATGGCCGCATCAAATGGCAGGGGCAGATCATTGGCCATATTGCTCCGAGCGCCTACGTTGTCCAACTTTTTGAGTGGATTGCTGGATTTGAGAGCATCCAAAAGGTGGTAGATGTTAATGACCTATACGGCTGGGTCATTTACGAATCCGATGACGACATGAGGAGGGCATATTATTCAAAGCAGGCCATCAGAATGAGGCATGAAAATGACCCGCATCATCATTCCTAAAATCAGGCAAGCGGCTGCTGGCGAGGATTGCACCATGCGGCTAATCGGCATCTGCAACGGCAATCCTGAAACAACCGTACTGGCGCATCTGCCATGCGGCCAGAAAGGAACTGGGATGAAAGGGCCTGATACTGTCGCCGTCTTTGCCTGCTCGGCTTGCCATGAGCGCATAGACGGTGCGCATCGGTGGGAGATTGACGCGGCGGACTATCTGCGCGCATTGGGCGAGACGCATATAAGGCTAGCGGAGAAGGGGATTCTATGAGCGCCGCAGAGGAACAACTAGCCTTGATGCTTCGCGCTGCCGGCCTGCTTGCAGAGCGGGAATACCGCTTCCATCCAGTCCGCAAGTGGCGCATAGACTTCGCGTGGCCAGATCGCAAGCTGGCGGTGGAGATTGAAGGCGGTCTGTACTCAGGCGGACGGCATACGCGAGGCGCTGGGTTCGAGGCGGACTGCATCAAATACAACACGCTGGAAGAAGATGGCTGGACGCTATTCAGGTACTCGCCGCGAATGGTGCGGACGGGCGAGGCGCTGGCGCAGATTGAGCGATGGCTTTCCGACCAACGGCGCACCACAACCGAGTGAATCGTGGGAGAATGGCGGCTGGCTATGGGAGGACATATGAACACCGAACACGACCGCGAACCAATCGAGGAAACGCCGACCTGCCGCTGCGGAGATATGCCGGGCCGGTGTCCGGGAGTGCGGAATTGCCTGCTGAATGAGCGCGAGGAGGAAGAAGATGAGCATTGATTTTATGATACTGCGAATCGGAGACGAGATTGCAGAATACACGAATTGCGATGAGGTCGACTTAGCAAATGCATTGACGGCAATCGAGCCGATACTGCAAGAGCAGGCCGACACTCACGCCATCGAACTGCGCGCCTATGAGGCGACGGTGGCGAATCTGGTCGAGGCATTGCGCGGTGTGATTCGTGTCGCTGATCGTGCTACCGATGAGTTCGACGCGGCAAAGGCTGCCATCCTGAACGCAACCGGAGAGCCTGCATGAAGATTAAGCTAACCTTCCACAACACAGAATCCCGCGACGACTTCATCAAAGCCGAGCGGCTTGACATCGTCGGCACTACGCCGAGCGGACAGCCGATCCTGGTTGTCGGCGAGAAGTGGGAGCTACGGATTCCGGCGAATGAACGGACGATGATGGTGGGGGAATATCGCGGATAAGAAAAGCCCGGATTAACCGGGCTTGTTTTCTTTCTGATGCGCGACTGACCACGCTCGGTCTAACAATTCTTGGTCTAACGCAACCAGCACTTTGTCGCCTTCCTTGCCTGTCCTGATGCAATTGCGGTCGATCTCTGTCACCAGCTTCCGCAGCATCTGTTCGGCAGTCATACAACCTCCACCACATGCCCAATCCGAACCAGCGTCCTGAACGGCTCAAGCCGCAGCGCATCGGCTGCCGCATTCATGCACGGATAGTCGTGGGCGTCGCGCCGGTTAGGACTCCATGACGTGCCTTCTACGGAGTTAGTCCAATACAGCGTCCGGCCTGCTTTCGTTTTCGTGCTGATGGCTGGCATCACTTCACCCCCAGCGCTAACAGATGGCGGTGCGGAATTTCCCCGCGAGCAATCCAGCCACGGACGGCGGCTTCGGATACTTTCAGCTTGAGCGCGACGGCAGCCGGGCCGCCGTTGTTGTCGATGATTTCCCATGCTTCCTTTTTCGTCATGATGTCCTCTCCCAATTGACCCCAGCAAGATAGCCTAGCCCTGTCGCCTGTGCAATGCCGTCTGTCGGGTGGCGAGCCGACGAACGGTTGTTGTCGCGGCGAGTGGATGGCGTTAGAGTTGCCGGACTTTATGGGAGAACAATATGGACTATCAATCGTTTATTGAGTCGAAGCGGCACACGCTAGGCAGCTACGGGTTTGAGCCTGTATGGATGCCTGACCGCGCTTTTGACTTCCAGCAGGAGATCATATCAAAAGCTGTTCGCAAGGGAAGGATGGGCATATTTGCAGACACCGGACTGGGAAAGACACTGACCCAGCTTGCCATAGCTGAAAACATCGTCCACAAAACAAACAAGCGCGTGCTTATTCTCACCCCGCTTGCCGTCGCATTCCAGTTCATCAAGGAGGCCGAGAATATCGGCGTATCTGATGTAGTGCACTCAAAGGACGGAAGCCTTACCGGAAAGATCATCGTCTGCAATTATGAGCGACTTCACTTACTCAGCCCGGACGACTTCGAGTGCGTGATGTTGGATGAGTCTAGCATCCTCAAGAATTTCGCAGGGAAAACGCGAGATCAGATTGTTGCCTTTATCAAGCGAGTTCCGTATCGGTTCCTGTCAACAGCAACGCCTAGCCCTAACGACTTCATCGAGCTTGGCAATAGCTCCGAGGCTCTCGGATACATGGGCTACATGGACATGCTCGGGAAGTTCTTTAAGTCCAACCAGAACAGCGTAGACAGCAATAATCGCAACATCGGCGAGAAGTTCTACCTAAAGCCTCATGCCGAGCGCGACTTCTTCGCATGGGTGAACCAATGGTCTGTTATGGTTAAGAAGCCGTCTGACCTTGGCTTTTCTGATGCCGGCTACGAACTGCCGGCCTTGCACACTCGCAAGCACCTGGTTCACAACGACAAGCAATTGACGATAGATGGTCAGGCGTCACTGTTCGCCATGCCTGCGAAGAGCATGACAGAGGTTCGCGAGGAGCAGAAGCTGACAGTCACAGAACGATGCGAGAAGGCTGTCGAACTTGCCGGCGGTAAGACGTCTGTTTACTGGTGCAACCTGAACGAAGAGTCCTCACTACTGGCAAGCCTAGACCGCGATGCTGTCGAAATCATCGGCGGGATGAGCATCGACAAAAAGGAAGAGATCCTTGTTGCGTTCGCAAATGGCGAGATCAGCCGCCTTATCACTAAGGCAAAGATGACAAGCATGGGGCTTAACTGGCAACACTGTAATCACACTGTTTTCTTCCCGACATGGAGCTATGAGCAGTACTATCAGGCTATTCGTCGGTTTTGGCGATTTGGCCAGAAATCAGAGGTAGTCTGTGATATGGTCATCAGCGATGGCCAAGAGCGCGTACTTGAGGCGCTCGAACAGAAAACACAAAAGGCAATTGAGCTGTACGGCAATTTGGTGGCAAACGCTAACCGCGACTTTAGCCACTCGACAAAAGAGTTCAACAAAACAGTAATCATCCCGGAGTTTTTGAAATGAAAGCGAAAGATCAGGTATTGACCAAGGAATACGCAATCTATAACAGCGACTGCATGGAGGTTCTTCCAACTCTGCCGGATGAGTCTATTGACCTATCAATTTACTCGCCGCCTTTTGCTGGCCTGTACAATTACAGCTCAAGCGAGCGTGACTTTTCCAATTGCGAAAGCAAGGAACAATTCCTCGAACAGTACGATTACCTTGTCGGCGAGATTGCTCGCGTAACAAAGCCGGGCAGAATTACGGCTGTCCATTGCACGGACGTATTTGATAACGCCTGTCGTCTTTGGGATTTCCCGCATGAAATCATCCGCATCCATGAAAAGCACGGATTCCAGTACCGTAACCGCATCACTATTTGGAAGGAGCCTCTCAAGGTTCGTATGCGGACAATGGTAAAGAGCCTCATGCACAAGCTCATCGTAGAGGACTCTACGCAATGTTTCACGGCGATGCCTGACTATGTGTTGATTCTAACAAAGAAGGGAGACAACGCAGTTCCAGTGACGCATCCGTGTGGACTCAAGAAGTACTTTGGAGAAACTCCAATCCTTCCGAATATCTTGCAGGCATGGAACAACGCTAACGAGTCAGAGCTTACAGCAGATCAGTTGTGGTCAACACTGAATCAAATGTATTCAGATCATGATGACCCTAAGTCTAACAAGTTGAGTCACTACATCTGGCAGCGGTACGCCTCTAGCGTCTGGGATGACATCCGCATCGACAATGTGTTGCCATTCCGCGACAGCAAGGAAGAGGACGACGAGAAACATGTTCACCCCCTCCAATTAGATGTTATTGACCGGATTGTTGAGATGTACAGCAATCCCGGCGAGGTCGTCCTTACTCCATTCATGGGCGTAGGCAGCGAGGTGTATAGCCCTGTGTCGCTGGGCCGCAAGGCTATTGGCATTGAGCTTAAAGATAGCTACTTCAAGCAGGCGCGCATCAATCTTGAACTTGCACAATCCAGGTTCTCGGATGATGCGCCGATTCAGGACTCGCTAATCTAGCCGACGAACGGCTATTGCCAGCCACCCTGCCGCCTACTAGGATTCGTCCTGTAGGCGCATGGTGCGCCGGGAGAGAGAAAATGAACGAGCGCAACATGCCATGCATCAACACCCACTACCTGAACAGGTACATGGCTGAACTGGACCGCGAGGCCGCCTACGAGGGAGCCATGGAGCACTACGCCGCCGAGATCGCTGCCGACCTGATGAGCGCCGGTTATTGCAATGTCCAGATCGGCCGCCGCATCGCCCGTATCGACTTCGAGGACTTCCTGCTGTTCGTTGACGAGTATGACGCATGGGAGCGCCTCGAAGAGGACAAGGACGAGTTGTTCGCCCAGTTCTGCGCCGACTACGCCCCGTACCGGGCCGCATTCATGGAGGACGAATGATGCACGCCGTGCCGCTGACGAAAGAAGAAATGGCGACCGCTGTCGCCGGGATGCAGTTCATGGCGCAGGAGATCGACAAGATCGCCGCGCATACCGAAGGGCTGCTGTCTGAGCACAACCAGGCAGAGGCGAAACGTATCCGCGAAGTGGCCGCGAAGCTGGCTGTTCAGTGGGGCGAAATGGAATACACGGCGAGGATTAAAGCAAATGGACTTTGAGACGCAGTTGAAGATTGAGCGTGCTGTCGTGGCAGTGATTGCCATCGCCAGCATTGTGATTGGTTATGTCCTCGGATACATGGAGATCGCGACATGGACGTACTGATACTTGTAGCCACTGCCCTTCTCGCCGCTGGCTTGATGTGGCTGCTGGTGGCGCTGGCCGACGCCATCGGTAAGGCAGACGACCGCGAGATCGACGAGCTGACGCTGGATGCCATCGAGACCCTGCGCCAGATCATCGAGCGCGAGACGGGCCGGGAAGTGGCCGAGATTTTCTTGCATGGCGGCCACTGGCACGCCGTTACCGCTCGCGGATCGGTGCTGGTTAGTGAGCTTCTCAAGAGTGGTTATGTGAGGGTTGGCCGTGACTGACCGCGAGGCGATGTATCACGCCGCGCTGGTGGCGCTGCTGCGCGAAATTGATACCAGGTGCGTGAAGAATGACGCCAGTGTCCGGCTGGTGGCGATAGACGAGGCGCTAATCGCGTCGGTCAAAAGTGTGATGGGAGAGAGTGATGGACGTTAGAAAAACAGTGGCGCGTTACTACGCCGAGTGGGTGGACGACAAGGGCGCGTCGTGGACTGAGTGCATGACCAAGGCGCTGGAAGATCAGGCCGCGACCCACGCCATCGAACTGCGCGCCTATGAAGCGGCGGCTTTTGAGATTGGGCAGCGTGAACGCCGATAAATCAGCCGACAACATCCGCCGCTCATCCATAGCCGGAGCCGTCGCCATGGTCAGGAACACTCGCCCTGCCTTGCGACGGTGCAGAGAGGAATCCGGCTACTCGCTGGCGATTATAATCGAGCGGTGCGATACGCTGAAGGAAGCCAGCTTACAGTCTGGCGTGAGTTATCGAACGGTAAGACGCTATGCGATGAGGTGGGGAATTGAACGGTGACGCGCTGGCTATTTTCGAGATGTTCTGGCCAGAACATGGCTTTGCCGGAGTCGAGCCGCATCTTCCGGGATGGACTCGCAACCGAGCCAGCGCCTTCGCTTTCCGACATGGCATAAAGATGATTGCCGAGAAGCGCGAGAGCCTTTTCCGTGAAGCGGGCAGCCGTGGCGGGAACATGCAGCCAGCGCCTGCGGTGCAAAGCATGGAAACACGATTCCTTAGCGCGAGGTGGTGACATGGGCCATGTATGCAAGGTATGCAAGCAAGCCAAACGCCCAGAGGAAATGGCAAAGGACAATCGGCCCAAGCTGGACGGCTCGCCAAGCTACTACCGGACGTGCCGCGCTTGCAAGCTGGCGAAAGATAGAGAACGGTCGAAGATGTACAAGAAAATCTGCGCCATCTGCGGGAAGGAAAAGACCCCCGGCAATTTCAGCGCGGAGCATCCGACGTGGTGCGTCCCGTGCTCGAACATGCGGAACGTGGATAATTATGCGGCAGCCAAAGCACTGGCGATGAGGTGGTGAGATGCTTAAATTCGGAGCCACATGGACGCCTGAAGATGATGCCGTCATCCGGTCAGAATATCCTGCTGGCGGGTGGCGAGCGGTTAAGACGCTGCTGGCCGACCGCACACAATCGTCGATTCAGCAACGAGCGTGTAAGCTGAATATCCGCATGGACAAGGAAGCTGTTGGTGCAACATGCCAGCATAACGCCCGCGAATACTGGGCGTTACGCGAGAGGTATCACTTCAGTGGAAGCAAGCCATTGCGTTATGAAAGCGGCGAAATGATACCGCTGACAGTCTGTCTATGTGCCGCGCATTCTGCTAATGAATGCTGCTGTGGCGCGTGGGATATTCCGCTAGAACCTGATACCTATTCTTAACCGCACCGATTCCGCGTCTGCTTCAATGCCGGTGCGGAACGGGCCTAGGTCACGATCAATAAACGCCCCAAGCCTGCGGTCATGCGAGTAAGTCAACCCGGCAGCCCATAGATTCTCATTGCGCTTTATCCATGGCTCATGCGGCACATCCATGCCGCCGATGATGTCGCCATCGGGCGATGATGCAATCACACGCTGGCCGTCGTCGTCTTTCACTAGGTCAAGCCTGACATTCACGGCAGGACATTCGAGAGTGCATGAACCTGGCTCAACCGGCTTCGGCTTCACTGTGACCTGAATTGTGCGTGACGGCTTGCGTGGCAATGCTGGCATCGGCGCGGAGACTGTGCCGTTCGGGTTGCGCTCAAGAATGACCGACCCGTCTTTCTGTTTGACGGCTGGCTTGTAGGTTTCAGGCTTCACGGTTGGGTGGTACAGCCACCAGCCTGCGGCTAGACCTGCGGCAAATGATGCGGCGATTATTGCGGCGATTAGTTTAGTCTGGTTCATTTTCAAACGCCACGATGACAAGCCCGACTACAACAGCAACCCAAACAATGGTCATTAGCAGAATCCAGCCGACAGCGCTAATCATCTTCTTCGCCAATGTAATCATTGTTCACCCCCACCGTATACAGGACGACAGCGAACGCGGCCAGCAGCGCCAGCCAGTACAGCGAATTTCTCACATACGTCATGGTATGCCGTGTCGGCGCGCGGCATGGGCTGCCCCTACTTTTGCTTTATCAATCGTCCGATGGTACCACTAACAGCGAGAAAGATAGCAGTGCCGCCCAATATTTCAGGCTGTACGGCAGCGCGCATATCTTCGGGAATCATAACCCATACAGACCCGACGCTAATCAGAGCCAGGTTCGCCCATGTCGAATACCACTTGAGAAAGCCGCGCCAGTCTTGGACAAGTTTCATGGGTACACCTATGCGGCAAGTTTACATTTTTCGCCATGCCATCTGGCGAGCATTCCCGGAGTTAATGACTTCCCACAGTGGGCGCAGCATGTCCTTTGTCTTTTCTTTGCTATATCAGACGCTAGCTTTCTAAATGATGGCTCTTGCTGATATCCCTCTTTCCGTTCTGCCTGATTAGCCTCTTGAGGGATAAATCTGCAATTTCCTAACGTATAAGCCCCGCTGTCGCCAATTCTTGCAAGATGGTACTGGCCCTTACGAAGCCCTACTAAGTTTGGCCTAAGCCCTGATTCTTGCATTAAATCAAGATACTGCATAAATGTAATATCTGATTTTGGCTGGCGCACATAGAGCTTTCTCCATGCGTCCTTTGCCTTATATATTTCTTCAACTGACCATCCGAGATCTGATGCCAACTTAACTCTATCAATCATGGGTAGCTGCTCTTGGGAAGCTCAAAATGTGGGCCATCAGGAAAGCTCTTATGCAGAGACTCTGCCTTGATTGGCGTATTCACATTATACAGCAAGTCCCAAGTTCCCCCCCATCTAATTGGTATTTTTAATTCTTCAGACGCTTTTTTCATCGCATCTGCAATCTTAAGATACAAACCCCAATCCCAGCGGATGCCGTCAACCCATGCCGCTAGGTCTACGGCGTGGCCGGTGATGTGGCGAGAGTTCATTGTCTTGGATGCGCCAGCCTTGAATAGCTGGGCCTGACGGGCATTGGTTCGCAAGCCCTCGGTGACGGTGAAGTCTATTTCTGACAGTTTGATTGCGCGCTTCACAACACGCACAAGATCAGGATGCACGCCGTCGAGCCGCTCTAGTGATTTCTTGCCGAGAACGAATGTCATGCCTCACCCTTCCCTGTAAATCCGAATTTCCACGCGCCCCAGATAATCGACACAGCCAGCACCAGCTTAGAGAGCGACTTCACGAAAACCAGAACCATAGAGGCTGACTTCCATGCCTCGGCAATTTCCTCGATAGCGTCTTTGCTGGATGCCAGTCCTTCAATGCCGGCACTGATTCGCTCAAGCGTAACTTCCAGCCGCTCTACTTTTTCCTTCAGGACTGCAATATCGGCGGAGGTCTGTTCGGGTGTCATGCTTAGTCCTTGCAGTACATGCTGTTTGGTTTATCGTCGTGCCGCCAGCCGAGGCAGTGCGCTACCTCATGCGTCACGCAAGCCGGGTAAACGGATGGCCGGATGATGATGGTGCAGGGGTCGCCGGGATAGGCTACGGCAAGTGCGCCATCAGGTACGCCAGCATCCGTGACCCGGAAGTGAATCGTTACCGCATCGCGGTCACGCGCTGGCGTCGGCGCGTCGAAGATGGACGCGCAGCCGGTCAGCAGCAGCATCAGTCCGAGGTATCGCACAGCGCCAACCCCGCATCAGTAATCACCTGCAACCCGTCCGCGTCCTCGGCATAGACGGAGCACAGCGGCTTCACAGCCTCGGCAATGTCTGTGCTGACGTGGCCAGACGAGGCGTAGTGTGTCGCTGGGCCGGATGCTGACAGGCCGGTCGTGAAGCCTCCGGCAATGGCTCGGGCTTCTTCAACCTTGCTGGCCGGGACAATCATCGTCACCTGAATTTCCATTAACACGTACCTTTTGAGCGCAACTGCGTTGTCTTCATGTTATCTCTAACCTTAAAACCTTTAGAACGATTATATTTCCTTTTTCCATTGCTAGGCATGGTTTCCATTGCCTCAATCAATGTCCATCCACGGTATATCCGTCCCCGGATTAACCCCTTTGGAAATCCGAGCAATAGTGATAGCTCGGTAAGACTCATCCTCTTTTCTTTATCTATAAAAAAGTCCATGCGAGACTTCTTTATCTTTGGCTTACCTCTGCCCAATTTGGTATTGACTGCTTCGTCTACTGTCAAACCCTGATGTAACACACGGTCTATTAGTAATTTATGCTTAATCCCTTCGGCCTCTGAAATTTCAGCCAAACATAGCATTTCGCCTTTCCATTCATACTTCCTAGCAACAGAGCGCTGTGATTTCTTCATCTTAGCAAGTGTTTCATCTGAAACCTTTGATCCTCTCTTTGTTCCTGCTAAATGGAGTATGTTGTATCCGCTACTCACCCCATATACGTCTAATGCTCTTTGCTCATACATCAGCAGGTGTTCAGGCGATGCCTCTATCATTATCGAAAAAACAAAAGCCTGCTCTCCATATTTATCCCATGCCCTTTGTAGCTTCAGACTATGGTGTGAGCCTCTACGTAGCGACCATTTGTGCGCCCTGAATCTGCGTATATGGTTGCTTGTACTGCCAATGTATCGCTTACCATTGACTGTATTGATTATGCTGTATACACAACAAGTCAAAATCCGAGCCCTCCCATGTTCCGGTTAATGACCCGCTCCACCATGTCGATCTGTGCCGCTGTACTCGCTGCGCCCCGGATGACTTCGGGCGAGAAAACTTCGCCGGAGAAGCGGAGAGAGGTTCCGGCTCGGGCTCCGAAGTAGAATGAGTAATTGCCGAAGTTGCCGGTGCCTGCGTCCGTGCCGTCGATATTTGTAATAGTTGGTGTAGCACCATTAACACGAGGAACAATCTCGGCAAGGTAGCCGGTTGCGCCTATGTCTAGTTTTAGACTAATGACGTTTGAAACCGGTGCGGTATAGGTCGACACGACCAGTCCAGCAATCGCTGTCCCGCGCATGCTGCAGCCGTAATTACCAGCGGCTCGTGGGGCAAATACAACGAAAGAGCCATTATTCGTTGCTGCTGTAGCACTCAGTTCAAGCAACACCGAAAACGCCGCATCACTCAACTTCCGCACCCCAGCCCAAACCGTCATCTTGTCCGTCGCGCTGAAATCAACCGCAGCCGTCTGCAAGAAATCGTCAATACCGTCGTACTTGATGCGACGAGGTGCGCCGATGTCGGCGTAGTCGGTGGCTGTGGTGACGCGCTGGTATGGGTAGGCGGAGTCTAGGGATAGGCGGAGGTCGGCTTGCGTGACAGTGCCAGCGACAGTAGCGGTCAGCGTGCCAGCCGTGCAGGTAATCGAATGCGTCCCCGCGCTGTATGCACCGACAGCCGTACCGGAAAGCGTGACAGTTCCGGTGCCGGTAAATCGCAGAATGTAGCCGCCTGCAACGGTCGTCACATTCTGCGTGGCAAGCGTCTCGGAGCCGACAAAGCGATTCACCCGCGCCTCAATCGTAGGCCGTGCTGATGGCGTGGTTTGGTAGCGGTGGTTGCCGGCAACTTGTTTAACAGAAACGGCGGTAACATAAAATTCACTGGCTGCGCCGTTTGTGTAGATTCTCAAACTTGCATCGGTCGCACCATAGATAGACCTTGTGACGGTTTTCCAAGACGCTGCATCAGACGTTGTGTGAACTCCGCCGACAGTATTGGTGCCGATGCCGACATACACTGAACCAGAGATCACTTTTATTTTATAGATAACAGCGAACACACCATTCGCTGAAAGTGCAAATTGAATCGCGCCTGCATTTAGGCCGCCGATAACGTGCAGCGCCGATGCTTCGCCGTCGTGAGCAACAGACTCGAAAGTTGTTGCAAGTCCCCCGTTGTTTGTCCAGCCAGTGGTACCGCTTGCGAAACTACCATTAGTTACGCGCTCACTCCCCAGCACCAACCCCTTCGACTTATCCAACTGCAACCCCATCGGCTGCCCCAGTGCCGTCCACGGAGTCGTGCCCGCTGCGTCTTGGAAAAGCGTCGAGCGGTCGTAGAGGTCGTAGAGAAAGCCTTGCTCGTTGGCGGAGAACAGCGAGGCGCGGATTTGCTGTATCAGTGATGGCGTGTCGAACAGCGTTAGATAACTCATGTCAGCTAACCACTCGGCCAGTGCGCGCTCCGATGCGAGTAGTCTCGCTCGCCGTTGATTTCAACTTGAGACTGGTAATGCCGAAGATTGCGGCAGCGCGGACGCATTGAAGCGACGAGGCGATGAACGGGATGGTCAGCTTCACGCCGTCGACATAAATCGGCAGGTAGTTTGTACCGTCGATCGAGCCGAGCACATCGACCGCAGTGCCAGACATGACAGCAGGGAACTGAATCGTCAGCGCCCCCTGATCTGGTGCTATGTTAAGCGCTGCGGAAGTGTCAGAAGCCTTGAATTCGAATGCCATGGTAGAGCCCTCAAGTTGCTATCATTTTACATAAAGCCATAGCGTTAGGCTATAGCGTTTCCGCATAGGTCAGCTGTCAAGGCTGGGTATGTGCCAGTCATGTTGATATAGAGCGTCCGCAGTTGGATGTCGGCCAGATCGCCCGGAAGCGCGTTATCGTTCAGCCAAAGGTACGGGCTGAAATAGTCAGTCGCCCCGACTGTTTTCTGTCCGGCGGGATTCAGCCAGAATGCCGACAGGTCGAATGCCGCGCCGTTGCGCTTTGCTGAAATCGTCCCGTCTGCCGACACGATGAACTGAAGCAGGTCACTGTCTGCCGTCGATTCGAGCGAGACAGCGTTCACGATTGACCCGCCGGAATTGGTAATCAGCAACGCCAAGCCAGCCGGGCAGGTCGGGCATGACGTGACAAAAGCCTCATATCCGACCGGCCAGCCTTCGCGCTGAAACCGACCGCTAGTCAGGCTGGCAGACGATACCAGCAACTTGACGCCGCCTGAGCCTGTCGTCGTGTAGTACATCTGCTGGCCATCTCCAATAGCTGGGCCTGCATAGCCGAACCCAAGCGATGCCGCCAGCGTGCCGTTATCGTCCAGCGGGTAAGCACAACTGATGTCGAATTGCGCCGCGAAGATGCCCGACATCATGACAGCGCACCGATAAAGTCCCACTCATCCGCTGCCACCTTCTTCAGAGTAGCCGCCCTATGCAGCCCTGAAATCGACAGCCCCGCCGCATTAATCGTCACCCCGCCAGCAGCGACAACGGAAACCGTGCCGATACCGGCCATAAACAGGTCAATTTCCGTATCAATCGGGAAGGCGACAGACGCATTGGTAGGGACGGTGATAGTGATTGCCGTGTTAGCCGTGCAGCGGATATAGCTGTTAGCGTCGGCAAGCGCGAGCGTGCGAGTCGTGCCGGCTTCCGTCTTAACTTCATGCGGTGGCGTCTGCTGCAATGGCGCGTCAAATGCCTTGATGCAATACATCATGGCAATGCTGCGTGGGCGAGCCTCTGCGCCGCCTTGAGAGACGGACAATACTTGAAGATTGGTCGTCACCGTGCCGGAGTTGAAGCCGCGCCCCTGCTTGCTTGTGCCGGTGCCGTAAGCGTCGACAACCACGCCATCCGTACCGCCGCTGATGGCGATTCCGTGCGTGTGAGCCTCGTTCTGATAGGACTGCGCCGAACCGATAGCGCGGCCAGAATCGACACCGCGCTCATGGTCCCATCCGCGCATGAACTCGCCGCGCATGTCGGGCACATTGAACGTAGTGGAGCCGTCGCCAACGCCATATGTCGTGCCGATGACAGCGAACAGGTCAGAATAGGTCGACCGGCTGATGGCAGCGCCGTTGCACTCAAGATACCCGTATGGCATGGAGTTGACCGGCATCTGGACAACAAGGCCAATCGGAACGCGCATCTTGGACAGGTAATCTTCAAGCTGGGCCTGGGTCGGCACGGAAGCGGCACTGGCAGCGGCAGCAGCGGCACTAGCAGCGGCATTCGTTTCACTGACAGCGGCAGCGGCAGCGCTTGCAGCGGCAGCAGCGACAGACGCCAGCGAGGCAGTGGCGACCGACTTGGCGTAGACGGTCTGAACCTGGCGCTGATTCTTCACCAGCATGGAGTAGCTATCAGCCGATGTGTAGACGGTTGCCGGCGTTCCGTTGCGCGCAATGTAGCCGTTCAGCGTCCGCATGGGTTGCGCGACGGGCTGTGTCATGCCGCTATCCCAATAGACCGTTATCTGGGACGTGACGGGGTTAGCGTTTGCTGTGCCAATCCAGACGTAGCCGTTATCCAGCGGACGGCCATCAAGGTCAGTGAAAATAGGGTACGGCTGAGTAATTGACAGGCTCATTTCTGCTCCTCGTTGAATTGTTTACCGGCCAGCATGGCGTCGCGAATCCAGCGCTCGCGGACTGTGATGCCTTTCGGCAGTCCAGCGCGATTCGCCCATGCGGCAAAAGATGGCGAGATGGCGACTTTGCGAACGGCTGCCTTTTCTGCGCCGCGCTCGGCTACGTCTGCTATCAGTTGCTCGAATTCAGGCGATGTCAGGAACTTGCTTGCAGCATTAAGCGTGTCTTTCTTGCCATTGGCGATAGCATTGGCCGCCGTTGCAGCGATAGCGCCACCGATTGGGCCACCGCTCACGCCGCCAGCAGTGGTAGCCGCAGCACGGCCAACCGTCGAATTCATCACCTTGCGGACAACGCCATCGGCAATGATGGCATTCAGCAGCGCCTGATTGGCCTTTCCGGTCTTTTGTACCTGATTCTCTGCAACATTGATGCGCTTTGAGACGACATACAAAGCGCGCAGCATTTCCGAGCCTTCCGGCCCGATTTCCTTGCTGATTGCAGAGTAGACAGGCGTATTCTTACGCAGCCCTTGATAGATATTCTCAAAAACCTGAAACGAGAACTGGCCGTTAGGTGTGCGCGCTTGTGACATCAATGCAGATGCAAGCGATTCCTTTCGCAAGTCTTGCGGAACCGTCTTTATGATCTTGTTAAGCTGGGTAATGTCTCCCTTTGAGCCGGAGCGGATAGCAGCGGTCAGCTTTGTGGCAATGCTGCCTTCGCCTTTCTCGCCGAATGCGTCTACAATCTGATCTTCCAACTGCTTGCGCTTTGCCGTAAGCTGATTGGCATACTTCAGGTTGTCCGAAGCCTCTTTCCCAGCGGCGCGGTCTACAACCAGCAACTGATCTTCAATGAGCGCGGCATTAAGACGCTTCAGCGTCCCACTTTCCACGCTTCCGTATGGATTAGCAGAATCAGCCTGCCGCATTGCCTTGCCAATTTGGCTCTTTTCACGCAACAGCGCGCCATAAGTCGTGTTCGGGTCAGATGCCAGCTTGTACAAGCGCTTCTCTGCCGCCGTCAGGTTGTCTTCGCCGACTTCGCTGATGATCGTGCTGATGGTCTTTTGCGTATTGGTCAGATTGACGCCAACCTGCTTAGGCATGACAGCGTCTACCTGATTGTAGATAGCATCGGCAGCGTCATCAAGATCCTGCCGCGTCTTTCCAAGCGACTGGCGTACGGTTTCAGAAACTGTCGCAATGTCAGGCGAGGCGTCAATCTTCGCCATTACCTCATCAGCCTTGTCGCGGGCGCGCTTGATTGTGTCAGCCCACGCGGCAGACGCTTCCGTTCCTTTTACGGATCGGGAAAGGCCGACAGTTTCCTGCAATAGACGCGAATCACTGAGTACGTCGGCAGGAATGTCGAAGCCAAGCTGCTCTGCTGCTGCCTTTGCCTCTGGATTGATAGCGGCAAGCTCGGCAAGTTGGCGCTTTGCCTTTGCGCTTCCGACGTTTCCGCTAGCTGCCTTGCGAACAATCGTGCCGAATTCTTCGGACTGTGCTGGCGTGGCGATGGGAGCAGCAGGAACTGGAGCATTATCAGCAGCCTGAACACCTTGCATCATGATTGGCGTTTCAGTTTGACCGGCTGCCTTAGCGAGAGGCTGGCGGATGCCGCTCACCAGCTTGGTAACGGCAGGTAATGCAGCGCCGGTAAGGCCAGACGTGACGACTTCGGACGGGCTGAACTCGCCGCCCGATGCGGCTTGTGTGGCTTCGATTGCGCCCTGTGTGGCAGCAGACGCGGCACCAGCGCCAGCGATAGACGTAGCACGTCCAGCAGGCGTGAATGATGCCAATGCGGCACCAGCGCGTGGAATATCGCCAATTGAGAATCCCGGCGGAATAGCAAATTCCCTGCCAGCGCGAGGCGAGAACATGACGTAATTGCCTTTCTCGTCCTGCCGTACCTTCACATCCGGGTAGTTCGCCTGAATTACCTGCACTGTCTCTGCCGGGTTGCTCATCAGCGTACCGAGCGCGGTTTTCCAGCCAGCAACACTGAAGATGTCATTCAGTTCCGGCATTTCCGTCCATTCTGGCAGCGTGCGGGTTGTCTCGGTTTCGCGCAAGCTGCCGGTGACGACATCAGCGGCGCGTGCGAGCAGGCTTGGCTGTTGTTCTGGTTGCTGCGCTGATTCCTTTGGCTGCGTATTCCCTGCGCGTATTTCTGCAACCCTTGCTTTTAGAGAAGGGTCGTCTGGCCTGACATCATCAGG